TCCCTCTGCGCCACACGGCATCTGTACCGCTGTTAACCAAAGTACCTTTTAGCGTCAAATCAGTGTTAGCCACTGTAGAAAATACACAGGAACCCGCAATGGTTAATGCGGCTGTAGCAGTATCATTACCCCAAATATGGGTGCCGGTGATGGTAACAGTGTGACCCGCTGCGATAGTTACGGTGTCCCCTTCTACGGGGACAACACCACCAACCCATGTTGCACCGGCGTTAGACAATCCCGAGCCTGCACTTACTTTTGCTGCCATTAGCGATTCCCGTTAGTCGTCATTGTGCGTTAATACCTTGTTTAATAACCATACTACTCGCATCTCCATTCTCGTCTCTGATGATAGACACTAAGCAACTCTTTGGTTGGCTGTTCTTTGAAATGGCATCTGTCAATTTACTCAAAGCTTCTGCTAGAACACTCGCTGTTGTTTCAGAAGACTTAGTAATATTATCTGCTTGAGATTCAATAGCTTTTGATACTGTAGAAAATAGGTGTTCCCTTTCTGAGGAGTATCTTTTATCAAGCTCTAATGATGCTAACTTTAATTTCTCTTCAGACTCTATTCTTGCGTTATTCTGTAGAGTGGCTGCTTCTATTTCAGCAAGCTCTTTAATCAATTTCAACTCATTAGAGTTTTGTAATTTAGATTTCTCCTCACTAGCTAATATCTCAGCTTCTTCAGCTTTGAAGTCTTCTTCGTGTATCTCAAGAGCAGTGTCTACGAGAGAAGAAAGATGTTTGGAGAAATCCATAATTTAATACCCTAGTTGTCTAAGTAATTCTTCTTTCTGTTCATCTGTCATTGTTTCAATCACAGCTTCTCTTTCTTCAAAGGTCAGTTTAGAGAGGTCGATGTTAATTTCTTCATTCATGTAGAATATAAACCTTGTTATTATCGTTGAGGTCTATGTAGATTCTCTCACCATCATCTTTTCGATCTTCTAAGAGTCGAAGAGATTTATTTTCCATGTTGGTAGAGCTATTAGCACCACCACTCTGACTATTTCCAATCCCACTACTGCCTTGCGATTCTCCTGAACGACTAGCACCTTTATCAGAGTAATCTATCTCATCTACACCATCAGTGGGGAACCCACCAATACCCAGAACGTGTTTGTATATCTCTGGAGTGAGGGCATTAACAGATTTTATACGTTGAATAAATTTACCAAGCTCATCATAAGAAACACCAACAATATCTGAAGGTATAAACTTAGGAAGATCAGAGGGTTTTGGGAATATCCCATTTACAGCTAGTAGACGAGGGATTAACTGAGAGTTAATTACATCAGCTATTTCATCAATTACTTTTCTACAGAATGCAGCGTGAGTGAGGTCAGCACCATTAAATAAAGCATTACTGCCTTGTCCATTCTGACCTAACAATAAGAAAGAAGCACCGAATACGTTATATATTGCTTTGCTCTTTTCTACTATGATTTCGCTAGTTTTGTATTGTTTTCCCGATTGTTCAATAAGGCTCGTTACCCCCTACCCGCCATAAAGGCAGCTATATCTTTCGATATAGACCAGACTATATCTTTACCCTCATAAAGGGTACTCACCATTTCCCTCCACTTGGAGGTACTCTACTCAATTCCCAGTTAAGGGATCTTTCGATAGTCGTTGAACCTGAACAGTTATAACTGTTCTTGGCTGCTGATTGCCCATTTCTACTTGTCAAGTGTCTATACCACAGCTTTTCAACCTATCAAGCTCAACTTCACAGTTCACTTTGTAGGGTGTGGTCTTTAGGGGTTTCCAGCAATTAAATGAGTTGTTTACTAAACCATTACTGATCTAGGGAGGCTTTAAACAAACCTCCATCTACACCCTTAATCTCAAGGTCGTAGATATATTTATTAGTCTGAGGATCAGCGTCAGATAACAACACTAACATGCTAGATTCTCCATTCTGGAGTTTAGCAGCGTCGCTTTGTATATTTATATACTCTTGGTAAGCCTCTGGGAAGTCTGTAGGGTTACTAGCTTTCGAGACTATATCAGAAGGAACCCTTACAATAAAGGCTCCACCTAAGTCTTTAGTAAGACCTATAAGCTCTAGCTTCTCAACTACTTTCTTCTCCGCCCAAGCTGTATAGCAATGGAGATAAGGGCTATCACCTTGAGGGTTATTACCTAAAGCATTATGTCTGAAGTGAAGATATTGATTAGACTTTAATATTGAGTATTCAATGTCTTTTGTGTAAGAGAAATCAATCATTCTCTCTTTTGATTTATAATCTTCGTGGCTGTTTGTATACTTATGATCATTCTTATGCTGAGCAAACCCTATACACTCTCTATAGTCATCATCCCACAACCAAGCATATACGCTTCTAGGATCTCGCATAGAGAGCTTAGAGATACAGTAGGTGCCTTTGTAAGGCCCATAGTCTCTTCGCTTAAACACATGATTAACTGGCACAAAGCCATAACGCAATATCTGTAAAGCGTCATTGATCATGTTGCTAAAAGTACCAGATTCTAAGTTCTTTAAATTATACTCAATGAACTCAGCGTTAGCTTTTCCTGTAAGGCTTGTACCAACAACTTTATACTTTGTAAGAGATTCGTAACAAGAAACTTGAGTAGCATAAGTAGCAGCGAAGACAGCATCATCTTGTGCCATCACATCAAAAATACTAAGCCTTTTAGGCATAGCTAAATCTTTTTCTCTGCTATCTTGAATAAGAGCTTGCTGCGTCATGCCAACCATAGGCTGGCCAATCTCAGTCGTGAAAGGTGTTGCGCTTGTGCCTTTCTTTGGCCTGCCAGCCTTTTTGGGGATTGTCATGTATTACCTTATCGTTATCGGTATGCTGATAGTTGCTCAGTAAGCCACTTCTTAATGCTGAGGGGCATCTTATTATCTGCTGGAATGTGGATTCGTACGTCTTCAGCAAAGGCTACTAGCTCATCCTTCTTTACAAGATCACTAAGACGTTCTAAGAGGGCTTCTAGAGCCTCCTTATTCTTGTAATAGGAGGGTTGTGTACTTGGGTCATACTCAGCCCTAGGGGCAGGCTCTACATGGCCTTCTAGACTCATACAGAAGCTAGGAACCCCTACCCTGAAGTTGGGCTTATCTTCTAGTAGCTCTGATAGGGTAAAACGATACCCTTGCTCAATAAGATCGTTAATCTCTTTAAGAGCTTGTTGTAACCCAGTGTGATCAACCCTACGGAAAAGTACTTTAACTTTTGAGGGCTTATTTGTTTCTGTCATTTAATTAGTGTCTCTTTTGTAGCAGCTCAGTTGTCACTGTTTGAGTTGCTTGTTGGTTTCTAGTAACGATGGGGGTATTCTTCATTTGCATTACAATGTTGAATGCAGTTCCTGTACAGTCAGGAATATCATCTTTGTACCCAGAAGTAGATTTCTTATCTGGGTTAAATCTTTCCAAACTACTTAGGTAGTTTTCATAACTAACTTTATTTGGAAAAGAATCAGGACAGATACTAACGATCCCACTTTCACAGCAAGAGGAGAATGATTCAAACTTCTTCATCTTATTAGCATTAGCGGATATAGGATCTAGCTTCACTAGGAACCCTGAAGAAGAGAATAATTTAACTTTGTGTTGGTAAATCTCTTTACCACCAGCATTCTCTCTAGGCAATCCAATATAAACCTTATTAGTATCAAACTCAGCTTGCTTAACCATTATTCTGTCACGGTCGCCAGGAGTCTTCCTAAATTGCCCGTAAGTGTCAGTGTCATTATCTTTAAACTCACACTGAAAGTCTCCACGAATAAAGACGTTACTGTTTTTATCTTTCCCTATAAGAATACTAGCTGTATAGTCGGGTTTAGGAGCCTCTGAAGTTGGAGCACTATAACCTAAGTCGTAGCCTCTCACCCACACACAGTCTTTAGGAACTTCATGTGAAGGAATTTCTTTTACCCAGCCTCTTTTGAAGTATTTACCGAAGTCATCTTCATCTGCCCAACAGCCTAGCAATAATTGCTTCTTAGCTCTTTCAGGAAGTGCATTAAGCTTAGCCCTATACTTGGGGTCACGCTTAGTGAGTTCTTCGTTATCTTCTAGGGTAGAGGGGATGTATGTGTAGCTCTCTGGAGGGTCTATACTACCCCTACTATCAGCTACGCCATATTTATCCATCAACTCCTTCATATCCCAGCCAGTGATCAACTCACCGTCAATACGATAGTAATACCTCAGAATCCCAGATAATGATTTTATTGGGAAGCCTTCTTCATCTAGGTAATACTTAATCCACTCGTATACGAAATGGTGTCTATCTGGGTTTAATGTAGCTCGTATCCCTTTTGGGGTTTGAGACATTGAACGGTTACGAGACAGAATGGTATCAAACTGATATTGTGTTCTAAATTGAAATTCATCAAAGTAAGCTTTAGTGATCTCTGTACCATACCAAGAATCGGCATGGTCATCTCGCTCCATATAAGCGAATTTACATCTAGCTCCCGAAGGGAATGTAATGATGTATTCTTTTCTGCTTATATGGGCCTTGCCAATAAACTTACCACTAGCATCTTTTAGGTATGGGCTGTAAAGTCTTAATGCTTCGGGCCATAACCCAAGGGAGATTTCTGTAAGAGTAGACCTAAAGAATACAGAGAAATATAAGGGGTCATGTACCCCTTGGAGATTGTCAATTAGGATTGACCAAGTATTATGCGTGACTATAAAGTCATCTGTAAGATATAATCTGTTTGGGTTGCTTACAGAAATACAAGCGCCATCTGAGACTTTAGAGAACTCTATACTTTTTAGCTCTCTGCATAAACTTACCTTACTGCTTGTGTAAGTCCTACCCGCTTTATAGAGGGTACAGAACATACCTTTGGTAAATTGTAACTTAACTACTGTAGATTCTTTATTGTTGTATACCAACCCACCAAGTAAATAGACACTACGCTTGAAAAGTTCTACATCATTCAGTGAGTCTGTGTCTATTTCAAAGTATTCTAAGCACTCTGAGACATAACCGTAGGATTCTAAAATGCTTGTTACATACTCTAAAGATTCTTCGTAAGAGTCTATACAGCGTACATATTGACTAGCTGGAATGAACACCTGAGAACCGTCTGACAACAAATCTTGTAACTCTTGTGTTGTCCTGACTTTAGCCGAGGAGTGTGAAAGCTCGCCCGCTTGTGGACATTCACTCTCGCACCAAGAAACCCAAAGATGCTCCATACCAACTTCAGTAGAAGAACCATCAGTAAAAGTAACCTTATAAAAGTCCCAATCTTTATGTGGGTACTTTGCTATAACGTTCTGGCGAGATCCGTCTGGATTTAATATCACATCACCTACAGAAACATCACCATAAGTGGTGGTGCCCCAAGGGGTTTGTATCTTAGAATCGTTTGGGCCGACTTTCCCCCCGCCACCGCCACCTCCAAAATATACAATATCCGCTTTGGATTGTAAGAATTGAAGTTGGACAGGTTGGGGTTTAATTACATTCATTTGTTATTCTTATTTAAGATCCAGATTGGGC